TTGGTTGAACAGTTATTTTCAGACTTTGGTGACTATAACAATGGTGCAATGGGTGAATATGTGCATCGTATTTACCAAGGCAAAGAGAAACACACAGACAAGCCATTAACGATATCAACGTGGCAATCATTGTATCAATTGCCTAAAGAATATTTTCACCAGTTCGATTATATTATTGGTGACGAAGCGCATCTGTTCAAGGCACAATCGTTAACCACTATACTTACTTCTTGCATCAATGCAAAGTATCGTATTGGTTTAACTGGCACTTTAGACGGAACCAAAACACATAAATTGGTATTAGAAGGTTTGTTTGGCCAAGTGAAACAAGTTACCACAACTAGAGAGTTGATGGATAAGAAACAAGTTTCAGATTTTGAAATCAAGTGTTTGATACTGAAACATCCAGATGATATATGTTTGGAAATGAAAGATAAAGACTATCAGGCAGAAATACAATATCTGATTGCCTGTGAAGCAAGAAATAAGTTTATAAAAAACCTTGCAGTTAGTTTAGGTAATAATACTTTAATTCTCTATCAGATGGTTGCCAAGCATGGACAGGTCCTGTATGATATGATTCGGAACACAGAGAATATAGGTGACAGAAAAGTATTCTTTGTGCATGGCGGAACCGAAACAGAAGACAGGGAAAAGATTAGAGAAATTATGGAAAGAGAAAATGACGCTATTATCGTGGCTTCTTACGGCACTTTTTCTACAGGCATTAATATTAGGAATTTACATAATATTATATTTGCCAGTCCAAGTAAGAGCAGAGTCAGAAGCCTTCAATCGATTGGCCGAGGGCTTAGAAACTCGGAAGGTAAAGACAAAGCAACACTATACGACATTGCAGACGACCTCAGATATAAAAAACACATGAACTTTACATTGAAACATTTTGTGGAAAGAGTCAAGATATATACTGAGGAGAAGTTTTCATTCAAAACATACAAAATAGGACTAAAAAAATGAACAACATTAAAATCGTTCGTATGCAAAATGGTCAAGATATTATCGGTATGGTGAATGAAATAATGGAAGGCCAGTACGTTGTTGAACAACCAATGGAATTCCAAATGATAAACAGAAATAGGATATCGACTATTACATTAGCTCACTATCTTCCTGTTGAATTAGTGGCCAAAAATGAAGTGGTATTGAATAGTAAAGACATTGTATTCATCACAAATCCTTCTGCAAACTTTGCGGAATACTATGAAGGTGCTTTGATGAAAGAAGAAAACTCTGTGAACGAGTCTTTGGCCAAGGAGATTTCGGAAGACCTGACTGCTAGAGTTAGGGAAATTATGATGCAAGCTTTTGGAGAACTGGAAGATCCAGGAGAAAGAACATTACATTAATATTAAGCAGCAACACCGAGACCTTAACATTTGTCAAGGCCTTTTGTCAACATTTATTATGGTACATTTAACATGAGCACTAAACATTACATCAACAATGCCGACTTCTTACAGGCATTAATTGCATACAAGTCACGCAAAGAGACTAATCCACAAGAACCTATACCAAATTACATAGGTGAATGTTGGATGAAAATTGCCGAAGGTCTGTCTCACAAACCTAATTTCATCAGTTACACTTACAGAGATGAAATGATTTCGGATGGTATCGAAAACTGCCTCATGTATTTTGAGAACTTTGATCCAACAAAATCTAAAAATCCATTTGCATACTTCACACAAATCATCTACTATGCGTTCCTTAGACGCATCCAAAAAGAAAAGAAACAACTGTATGTCAAGTATAAGTCTACTGAACAAATGGGCATCCTAGACGAGTTTGAGATGTTGGATCATGATGGAAGTTCTGTACAGTTTGAACTATACGACAATATTGCTGAGTTCATAGAAAACTATGAGATTGGCCAAAAGAAAAAGAAAGACGAAAAGAAAGTAAGTAAGAAGCCTAAAGGCATTGAACAATTTTTGGAGGATTAATATGGATTTTGGTAAAATTAAAGTGGGTTTTACTGCATCTTGTTTTGATTTGTTTCATGCAGGTCATGTGATGATGTTGAAAGAGGCCAAAACACAATGTGATTTTCTTATTGTTGGATTACAAACTGATCCTACAATCGACAGACCAGAGAAAAACAAACCAGTACAATCGGTATTTGAACGGTATACTCAACTAGAGGCCTGCAAGTATGTTGACCAAATTATACCATATGCCACTGAAAAAGAGTTGATGGACATCTTGACATCTCATCCAATTGATGTTAGAATCATAGGTGAGGAATATAGAGATAAACAATTCACTGGTTATCAATTACCAATGTCTGTCTATTTCAATTCTAGACAACATAGTTTCAGTACCACGGAGTTAAGACAACGTGTATTGAACATTCATAAAGATAAGTCTGTTGTTTCTATCGCCAAATGATAATGGTAGATTATACACCAGAAAATCTACAAAAGATTTCTGGTATTATAAAAAAGAATCTGACATACGACTTGTTGCCTAGAAAATGGTTTATTAGAAATGCGGCCAATCCAATGTTTGGTCATTGCCATAATGCCGCAGGATGTTTGTATAAGATATTTGGCCATGAAAATATGCATATGTATCGTGCATTAGATGATGAAGGCATCTATCATTGGTGGTGTATTGATAAAGAAAATAAGATTATTGACTTAACTTCTGCACAATACACAGACTTTGGTAGAAGACCTCCATATGCCGAAGGTGAAAAGGCAAACATCTTAGGTTTTGGATACCGAAAAAGAGTGATGACTTTGTTTAATAGGGTAATGAATGAGTATGAAGATAGCAACAATTACGGATCAACACTTTGGATCAAGGAATGACTCGGCTCATTTTCTAGAGTATTACGAGAAGTTTTATAGGGAAACATTCTTTCCCATGATTGATAGTGAGGGCATCAATACTGTTCTCATTCTAGGTGATACATTTGACCGCCGTAAATATGTAAACTTTTTTACTCTTAAACGTGCCAAAGAGATGTTCTTTGATGGACTATTTGAACGTGGCATTGATGTTCATATGTTGGCAGGCAACCACGACACATACTTTAAGAACACTAATGATGTAAATTCGGTTGACTTGTTGCTACGTGAGTATGGTAATATCAATGTGATAGACCATCCTGCGGAAATCTTTGTTGGGCCTCATAAAATTTGTATGATGCCTTGGATTTGTCCAGAAAACTTTGATGACAGTATGCAGATGTTGAAAGAAACAGATGCACCTATTTGTATGGGTCATTTTGAAATTGCAGGCTTTGCTATGCATCGTGGCATGCCATCAGAAGAAGGATTGAATCGTGCGTTATTCAATAAGTTTGAGTACACTTTCTCAGGCCATTATCATCATAAATCCAATGCTGATGGTATTCATTACTTGGGTAATCCTTACGAACTCACTTGGCAAGACTACAATGACCCTCGTGGCTTTCATCTTTTTGATTTGGATAAACGTGAGCTCTTGTTTATTCATAACCCAAATGTAATGTTCCACAGATTGGTATATGATGACAAAGTATCATCTATAAGTGATATCATGCAATTATCATTTGCCGATTATACCGCCAAATATGTTAAAGTGGTAGTGGTAAACAAAACTAATCCATATTTGTTTGACCAGTATATGAATAAGCTATATGATGTTAATCCTGCCGATATTACCATTGTTGAAGACGCTTTAGACTTGACAGATGAAGCGGAAGATGATAAGATAGATGAAGCAGAAGACACAATCACTATCATAAACAAATATGTTGATGGTCTTCAGAATGAAGGTATTGATAGTACCAGATTGAAAAACATGATGCGTGAAATATATGTTGAGGCTTTGAACTTAGAACAAGCATGATAAAATTCCAAACTATACGTTGGAAAAACTTATTGTCTACAGGCAATTCGTTTACCGAAATCAAGTTAGATAAATCTACCAACACATTGATTGTTGGTAGTAATGGTGCAGGCAAGTCCACAATCTTGGATGCATTGTGTTTCGGTCTTTTTGGTAAACCATTCCGAAAGATTAACAAACCTAATCTTGTAAATTCAATTAACAACTCCAATACTGTTGTTGAAGTTGAGTTTGCTATTGGTAAGAAACAATACAAAATTATTCGTGGTATTAAACCAAATGTGTTTGAAATTTTGTGTAATGGTACTTTGGTTAACCAAGACGCCAAATCAAAAGATTATCAAGATTTCTTAGAGAAGACTATTCTCAAATTTAACTACAAATCATTTACACAAATTGTTATTCTTGGTTCAGCATCATTTGTTCCATTCATGCAGTTGTCTCCTGCCGACCGCAGAACAATCATTGAAGAACTGTTAGATATCCAAATCTTTACATCAATGAATGGATTGATTAAAGAAAGAATGGCCGGCATCAAAGAAGAATCTTCTAAAAACAAGTATGCAATGGAGTTGGCATCTGAAAAAATCAAGATGCAAAAACAAAACATTGACGAACATAAAAAGAACAATGAAGATGAAATTGAAAAGAAAAAATCTGAGATTGTAACTAATGAAGAATACATTGTTAAGATTAACAAAGATATTGGATTAATCCAAAAACACATTGATGCTCTAACTAAGAAGATACAAGACAAATCTTCTATTGAATCAAAGAGTAAAAAATTGGTTCAATTAGAAGCCAAGTTAGAAACAAATATTAAGAAAGTGGAAAAAGATATTGCTTTTTACCATGACAATGATAATTGTCCTACTTGCAAACAAACAATTGATGGTGACTTCAAACAAATACAAGTTACCGAAAGTGAATCTAAGGCATCGTTGCAAAAGAAGGCCTTAAAAGAATTGAATTCTGAATATGAAAAGATGCAAACACGATTGAATCAAATTGTAGAAGTATCTAAACATATCACAGAACATAACAATGAAATTGTTAAACACAATTCTACGTTGACTTCCATCAATTCATATGTTGCTAAATTGAACAAAGAGATTGTGGAACTTAGTAACAAGAAACAAAACTTGACGGAAGAAAACCATAAGTTGAAAGAATTGAAGACTGAATTGGCTTCATTGATTAAGACACAAGAAGAACTGTCTATTGAAAAACACTACCATGAGTATGCAGCATCATTATTGAAAGATAATGGTATCAAGACTAGAATCATTAAACAATACTTGCCTATCATCAATAAGTTAGTAAACAAATATTTGAAGGCTATGGACTTCTTTGTTAACTTCAACTTGAATGAAAATTTTGAAGAAACAATCAAATCACGGTATCGTGATGAGTTTAGTTATTCCAATTTTTCTGAAGGTGAAAAGATGCGTATTGACTTAGCATTATTGTTTACATGGAGACAAGTTGCTAAGATGAAGAACTCCACTAACACCAATCTATTGATATTGGATGAAGTGTTTGATTCCAGCCTAGATACTGTAGGCACTGATGAATTTCTCAAATTGATACACGAGATGGGAACGGATACAAATATCTTTGTTATCAGTCATAAAGGCGACCAACTCTTTGAGAAGTTTAGGTCAATTATTAAGTTTAGGAAAGTAAATAATTTTTCACAGGTGATTATATGAGCGAATTAAAACCAATTGATGGTGTCTTTAAGATTGACACAAGTGATGCACTTAAAGGTGAGGTTAAATCTTCCGTAGAAAAGATTGAAACATTCAAGTTGGTTGCTGAAACTGATCCTATCCTTTATGAACCATTGCCTGCATTTGACTTTACCAACCCACCTGTAGATCCAAATAAGTTTGCTTCTTCATTGGTAGAAACTTGCAAGAAAGAACAAGGCGTAGGATTATCGGCCAATCAATGTGGTTTTAAGTATCGTGTATTTGTGATGGGTGCAAATGATGATTATGTGGCATTCTTTAATCCTAAAGTATTAACTACTGAAGGTGAAATCCACATGATGGAAGGATGTTTGTCCTTTCCTTTGTTAGGATTACACATCACACGACCAAAAACAATTACCGTGGAATACCAGGACTTTACAGGTGAAACCAAGAATATGACTCTGGATGGCATATCTGCAAGAGTTTTTCTCCATGAGCTTGACCATATGAATGGAATAGTGTATACTCAACTTGCAAAACCTATGGCGTTGAAATCAGGAATGGCCAAACGTCAGAAGATGATTAAGAAAATTGCAGGTGCATATGCACATATGATGAAACGTGAGAGTACAAAAAATGGCACAAACGCCTCCAGAAATCGTTGAAAAACAATGGCAAGCTTGGCAAGAAAAGAATCCTGTTATTGACCATGTAGATACCGATGAACTTAAATCAAAGTTAATTGAAGACTTATCTTATGCATCTCAAATGGATGTTAAAGAGTATACTTTATATCAGAAATGGTGTGAAGTAAAAGAACGTTATCCTGTTGAGAATGTCTCTACACTTTGGGGTGATGAGTTTCAAATGGTCAACAAAGGCCAAGAAGAAATCATTGAGAAAGTAAAAACAAACTTTTGGATGCCAAAGAATCCAGATGATTATGAAAACTTGAAACCTAAATTAGTGTTGCATAATGGCGCATTGGCAGAAACTTGGAATGCCATTCGTACATTTTCTTCTACTATGAAGAACAACTCTAACATTGGTCGTAATCTGTTTTATGCAGTCGTTGATGAAGTTACAGGAAACTATCTTGGTGTTATCTGTATATCATCTGACTTCTTAGACTTAACGCCTAGAGATACTGCGATTGGATGGTCTAGGGACGTTAAAACACAACAAGGTATGATTAACCATACTGCAATTGGTTCTACAATTGTTCCATTGCAACCACTCGGTTACAATTACATGGGTGGTAAGTTATTAGCATTATTATGTTTGGCCGATACAGTACAGAATGATTGGAAAAGACAATATGAAGACACTCTTGTTGGCGTTACTACAACGTCACTATATGGTAAAACAAAGGCAGGTGGATTATCCCAATACGATGGTCTCGAACATTGGCAGAAAATGGGATTCTCTAGTGGCTCAGTTGCTTTCGAACCTAAACGTTCTACTTCTAACATGGTTTATGATTGGATTAAAGAAAACCATACAAGAAAATACTTTGAATGGTGGGATGCCAAGAACACACAAGGACTTCCACTAAAACGTGACCACAAAAATCGTTCATTGAACTTTGCATATTCCAAACTTGGTATTCCTAAAGATTTGATTCGTACCGAACACCAACGTGGAATTTATTTTTCTCCTTTGTACAATAATACCAATGAATATCTCCGCAAAGAAATTGGTGATGATGCCTTGGTAAAATCTTTTGATACAAGTGAAGAAGCATTGACCAATATTTGGAAAACCAAATACGCTAAAGGCCGCATCAGGCAATTACAAAAGAAAAATACGGTATCATATGAAGGACTATTCTATGATGACCTAATTTATTTGACTTGGAACGAAACCAAGGCCAAATATTTGCCACAGGTTGGCAGATAGTCAAGTATACCACAATTATGCTTGACAAATCATATACATAAGTGTATGATAGTGATTCTAGTGACGCAAAACTAGGAATTTTTTATTTTATTAGGAGTTATATTATGAGCAAATTATCCGCAAAAACACGTATGTTAAACACTTTGAAGAAAACAAGTGGTTATAACACATTCACTACACGCCAAGCACAAGTTCGCTTTGGTATTAGTAACGTTGCGGCACGCATTGACGAACTTCGCCAAGAAGGTCATTGCATCTACACTAACAGCCGTATCCTAGAAGATGGTCGTAAGATTTCTTACTACCGTTTGGGAACACCAACTAAGGCTATGATTAAATCTGCTTTGAGTGCAGGTCATTCTTTTACTGCTTAATTGCAGACACGGGAACCGCTAGTCGGTTCCCCTTTTTTTATATCTTGGAGTCTACATGGAAATTTCAATTAAAACAGAAGAACTAAGAAAGTATAGTATCTTCGTTGCAACACCAATGTATGGTGGGCAAAATCATGGTCTTTACATGAAAGCATGTTTAGACTTGCAAGGTCTTTGTATGCAATACGGCATTCAAGTCAAATTCTCATTCCTTTTCAATGAGTCCCTAATTACAAGAGCTCGTAACTATTTGGTTGACGAGTTTATTCACCGTTCCGAGTGCACACATTTGTTGTTTATTGACTCCGACATTAATTTTAATCCACAAGATGTTATTGCTATGTTGGCATTGGATAAAGATGTTATCGGTGGTCCTTATCCTAAGAAAGCAATCAAGTGGCGTTCTGCTGTTGCAGCACTTAAAAAGAATCCTGACATTGAACCACAGACACTTGAGAAAGTTGTTGGAGACTTTGTGTTTAATCCTGTTAAAGGTACTGCACAATTCAACGTTACAGAACCATTAGATGTACTAGAAATTGGTACAGGATTTATGATGGTGAAACGTGAAGTGTTCTCTAAGATGGAAGAAGCATATCCAATGATTCGTTACAAACCAGACCACGTTGGACAAGCCAACTTTGATGGTTCACGTTACATTCATGCTTTCTTTGATACAGTTATTGATAGTAAAGATTCTATCACTGGTGGTGGTACAGACCGTTATTTGTCGGAAGATTATATGTTCTGTCAAATGTGGCGTAAAATTGGCGGACAAATTTGGTTGTGTCCTTGGATGCGTACTGCACACATTGGTACATATCATTTCCACGGTGATATGCCTGCTGTTGCAAACTATGTTGGAGAAATGTGATGACTGAATTCACCGTAGTTGATGATAAAGTTTATAAAGACTTGATTGAAAAATCACAATCAGCATCTACTGGTGGACGTAAGTTTGATGGTGGCAAACTAGAATATGGTTTGTTGCCACCATTAGCACTCAAGGCTACAGTAGAAATTCTGACATTTGGTGCTCAGAAATATGAGAGAGATAATTGGAAAAAAGTTCCTGATTCTAAGCGTAGGTACTTTGATGCACTTCAAAGACACCTATGGGCTTGGAAAGAAGGTGAACAAAACGATTCAGAAACTGGTAAGAATCACTTGGCTCACGCCATGTGTTGCTTGATGTTTTTGTATGAACATGATATAATGTATTCTTTAGATAATGGAGATGTGAAATGAAACTTTCAAATGAGACACTAAGTGTGTTAAAAAACTTTTCTGGAATCAATCAAGGTATTGAATTCAAAAAAGGCAACAAACTGACCACTGTATCGGCAGGTAAAACTGTCCTTGCACAGGCAACAATCAAAGATGAATTCCCTCAGGACTTCTGTGTGTATGACTTGAATCAATTCTTGTCCGTACATTCTTTGTTTAAGAATGGTGTAGAATTGGAGTTTGATGACTCTAATGTTACATTCAAAGGTGACCGCAGTAAGATTAAATATCGCATGACTGCCAAGAACATGATTGTTACTCCTCCAGATAAAACTATCAGTTTGAATCACATTGATTGTAGTTTCACAATGACTGAATTGGATCTTGCAGAAATTATGAGAGCTGCAAGTGTTCTATCTTCTCCACACATTGCTGTTCAATCAGATGGAGAAACCATTAATCTTGTTACATTTGATGCAAACGATGATGCACAACACACTAACTCAATTCAAGTTGGTGAAGGTAATGGCAAGGAGTATCGTGTAGTATTCAAAACAGAAAACTTCAAAATGATTCCTGGTGCTTATGATGTTCAAATTTCTTTCAAAGGTCTAGGACACTTCAAGAACGCTAAAGAAGACATTCAGTATTGGATTGCTTTCGAATCTAAAGAAAGTAAGGTGTAATATGGTTGATAAAGTAACAACATTGTTTGGTGACTTTGATGAAAAACAACTGAAATCACTCCGTGGTTACATTGAAGAATTAGTTGTTTGTATGTCTAGAAATAAAGCAACAACTCAATCAATGAGCGATATTATTGCTCTTGCGAATGATGAGTTGAAGATTCCAAAAAAAATCATTCGCAAAATGGCCAAGATTCAGTACAACCAATCTTTACCTGAAGAAGTGGCTGAATTCAAAGAACTCGAAGCATTAATAGAAGGGATTAAAGATGTTAAGTAAGATTGCCAATTTTCTAAAATTAAAAACAGTAACTGTGCCTCCACAGAAAACAGTTGATGAAGAAAAACAAAAACTTGATAAGACAGCCATGGAAACACCTGTTGTAACCACAACGAATGAAGCATCAGTAGCAATTCCTGTTGCAACAGTTGATGCTTCATTGACAGGCATTAAACCTGTTGAAGATGAACCTGTTAAATTTGTTCATGCACAAGTAGAAACTGTTACTGAACCTGCACCAAAAGCTAAACGTAAAGCGCCAGCAAAAACTGCAGCCAAGAAAACACCTGCAAAGAAAACAACTAAAAATGCAAAATAATACTAGGAGGTCCTTTGCTAAAACATTAGGACTTGCCGGTATGTTTGCAATAGGTGTTGCAAGTTATAAAGAAGCAAAAGAACGTATCGTATACAAACAAGATGAGTTACCAACAAAAGAGTTGGAAGAACAACTTAACGGTAAACGGGTATTGCAAATAAATACAACATACGGTACACCAAAACCAAGGACATCAAATTCCTTATATGTTATTGGATTTGGTGATGAATATGTGAAAGGCACAAAAAAAGAAGTAAGTGTGAATATTGTGCCTGGTCCTGATGGTAAACTTTACGTAAAAGAGAATGACATTTGGCGTAAAGTGTGATACAATGAATTTTTATTATATTATGAGGTTTTTGAATGAGCGAACACATTTTGTGGGTGGAGAAGTATCGTCCGAAAACAATTGAAGACTGTATACTTCCTGACTCTTTGAAAGCAACTTT